CTAGACTAAATTCCAGATATAGTGCACATTCTAGGAAAAGCCTAGGTAGAGTGCTGCGGCTGGTAGAAGAAGATTGCGATGTCTAGTCGCGCAAGGTGCCACTGGTGCGGAGGTGGATTTGTCAAAATCAACGGCCAATACTGGTGCGAAACCCCCGCGTGCAGAGAGCGCCAAGTCTCCTGCGCCATTGCCATCCACAACGCCTCGCTCGACACCTGGAGCTATCTTTACTTACCACTCCCCAAGCAGGTGGACCTGGATTCAGCACCAGTTCGTTACCTACTCGGAGGAGGAGCCGCCGGTGTCTCCAAGTCCCACATGGCTCGATTCGGCCTTTACCGCCGATGCATCGCCATCCCCGGCTACGAAGCGCTGATCCTTCGTAACACCTGGGACGAGCTTGACAAGCACCACCTGAGATTGATGGAGAAGGAAGAGGTGGTGCTGAGGGCGCACGGCATCGACGCTGAGTTCTTTCGCACCGCCCGCGAGTTTCGGTTCGAATTCCCCGACGGCACTAAGTCGATCATTGAGGGCGGTCACCTAGACGACGAGAAGGATCTCGATCGCTTCCTCTCCCGCGAGCGCGACGCCATTGTTTGCGACGAGGGCGTCAAGTTCAACCCCAAGCACCTCCTGGAACTATCAACCCGCGCCCGCTCGACCAAGCCAGCGGTCGAAGCCTGGGCTCGCAACTACGTCTACCGCGACTTGCCCGCCAATCAGCCGGTTCCCGGTGGAGGCGCGATTTTCTGGGTCCTGACCAACCCCGGTGGTCCTGCTGCCACCGTCCTCCAGCAGTTCTTCATCGACCACGAGCCCGATTGGTCCCAGTACGACCCTAAGCTGCGTGAAGTTTACGACCCCGACCAGTGGGGCTACATTCCTGGAAATCTCGAGGATAACCCATACCTGCCTGAGTCCTACGAGGCTGATCTTGCCGTCCTCCAGCCGTGGCGCTACAAGCAGCTTCGCCACAACGATTGGGATGTAGTCGCTGGCCAGTTCTTCACCGACTTCGACCCTCAACTGCACGTTCAGGACCTGAGCGACCCCGGCCCCGAGGTGGAGTGGTTCCGGTCCCTGGACTGGGGCTATGTGAACCCCGGCGACGTTCTGTGGTGGGCTTGCCTTCCTGATGGGATTTACTACATTCGCTACGAGTGGAAGTACTCCCACATGCAGATTCCAGACGTGGCCGACGCGATCAAGGAGAAAACCAGCGATTGGGAAGTGGGTTCAGTGCGTTATACGGTCGCTGACCCTGCGACCAAGGCCAAGTACGGAGATTCAGGCGAATCCATCAGTGAGACGTTCGCTCGTCCACCCTGTCATCTGCCCTTCACCATGGGTAACAATGACCGGGTGAACGGCTGGCAGCGAGTTCGGGAGTTGATGCGTAAGCGCGAGGACGGCCAACCCTCCCTTATCATTCATCCCTCCTGCCGCTATTTGATCCGTTCCATCTCCTCCGCCGTCTCGGACAAGAACAACCCCGAGGACGTAGATACCCATATTGACGATCACGCCCTTGATACGCTACGATATGGGGCTATGTCGAGGCCCGCGCCGACCAAGAAGAAGGCGCAGTCAACCTCAAAATCATTCAACGTGCAGAAGGACCGGATCAAGGAATTTAGGCGCAAAATGTCGGTTCGGCGGTAACTCAACACTCAGGAGATTCAAATGTCAAGGAAAACAGCGGGACCGGCGGCGGAAGACGCGAAGACGGCGGGTGCGGGGCCAGTCGAAGCCGCGTCCCGGCCGCGCAACGTTGAGGACTCCGACGGGATGGAGTTCAGCGCGAAGCAGATCAGTCAGATCCAGGAGTTGATTCAGGCGCTGTTGCCCGAGTCGCACGAGGCACCGGGAGCGCTGATCGCGGCTTCTCCCACCGGCCCCCAGTCCGACCTGTACATCCTGAAGTATCGGCGCGGGATGACGGGGGTCCAGACGGGGTTCATTCGAGCCTCCACCATGGACAAGGCCGAGAAGGTGGGTCACTCCTACTGTGACTCGCTCGTCGGCTGCCGCTACATCAACGTCACCAAGGCCGTGATCGCCGACGAATCGATCCTGGACAAGTCCGATGCGGGCCGTGAACTCCGCGAAAAACTCGCCTCGGCCTGAGGAAACTCTCGCCGCTGGGTTAGTCCTGGGGGTCGCGGCTACCACCGCGATCCTCCTCTTCGTGGCCATCTTCCTCCAGTAAGGATTTACTCCTCATGGCCCGTCAAACAGAGTTAGAACGAGTTCGGATGTGGCGGAAGCGCGTCGGATACGCCAATAAGCTCTACAAGAAGTGGAGCGACCGCTACTACACCGACCGTCTCGAAGAATACTACAAGGGGAAGCAATGGGCGGGGCTGTCGGACGAGGAAGCCGATAAGCGCTACGTCATCAACCTTGTCTTTGCGGCGATCGAGACTGCCAAGCCGTCCCTGATCTTCTACCGCCCCCAGATCAAGATTCAACCGCGTCCTGGCCGCGCCGAGCAGTTTGGCAACCAGTCGGATGCCAAGGCCAAGCTAGCCGAGGATACGGTTCAGACGTTCATCGACGACCCCGATATCGACTTCGTGGGTGAGACTTCCCTCGCACTCCAGGAGGCGCATTTCCGATTCGGCGTGGTCGAGGTTGGCTATACCGCCGACTGGCTCGATAACCCGAATGCTGGCAAGCCGGTGCTCAAGGAAGGGAAGACGGAGAACGACGAAGACGGCAAGATGCTGGACGAGGACGGCAAGGAGATTGCTCAGCCCGACTCCATCCCCGAGAACGAGAATCTCTACGTCAAGCACATCCCGGCTCACACTTTCCGGGTCGCGATTTCCTCCAAGAACAAGCTGGGCCGCAATGACTGGGTGGGCTACTACGAGTGGCACTACGTCGAGGACGTGAAGCGCGACAAGACCTACAAGAACACCGCGAACCTCAAGTCCACCGGCACCGTCAGCAAGGACCTGCGGGACGAGGACAAGGACGTTGATGCTCACCACGGCATGGTCAAGCTGTGGAAGATCTGGGACCTACGGACCAAGAAGCGCCACGTTCTCGCTGATGGCCACGACAAGTTCCTGGTCGAGGATCGTCCCTTCACCTTCCTGCCCTTCTCTACCATCAAGTTCCACGAGAATCTCAACGAGTTCTATCCGATCCCGCCGGTCTACAACTGGCTCGGACCACAGGACGAGGTGAACGAGGTTCGTCAGGCCCAGAAGGCGCACCGATCGCGCTTCTACCGCCGCTACACTCACCGCAACGGGGCAATCGAGGACACTGAGCTCGAAAAATTGGAAACGGGCGGCGACGGCGTGTATGCGAAGTCGAATCTGGAACGGCCGATCGAGGTGGTTCCCGATGCTCCGCTGGGCGCGGACGTGTGGCAGCACCTGGACGAGTCCAAGAATGACTTCAACACGGTCGCAGGGTCCACCAGCGAGCAGCGCGGAGTGGCGGAAGCCGATACCGCGACCCAGGCCAACATCATCGACACCCGCGCAAAATTGAGAGAGGCGTCGGCGCGCACCAAGGTTGCGGACTGGCTGGCTGACATTGCTCGTCTGATCCTGCTGTCCTGCCGCGACAACATGGCGATGCCGATCTGGGTCAAGCGGCAAGTGGACCCGTTCGTTCAGCAGATGAACCCGGCCGCTGGTCAGGCCGTCCAAGCAGTGTGGGAGCAGATTCACGCTGAAGCCCTGGAGGATCTCGACACCGACATCTACGTCGAGCTTGCTTCCATGTCGCCGGTCACCGAGGACGTTCAGCGCAACGCTTGGAACGCGGTGCTGATGCTGATGACCAACGGGGCGATCCTGTCGATTCTGGCCATGTCGGAACCGCTGCTGCGCAAGACGCTGAATCTATACGGAATCAAGAACGAGAACGAGATTCAGGAAATCAAGAAGGTTATCGGGCAGATCATGGAACAGCAGCAACAGGCGGCGCAAATGGCTGCGATGGCCGGGAAACCGGGCGCGGCAGGGGGGAGGCGGTCAGGCCAGTCCTCCTCGACAGACCGTCACTCCTGCTGGCGTTCCGGCCGGTTCACCTTCGATGATCCAGTAAAGGGACACGATGAGCACTTCACACGTTAGTTACGACGAGGAAGCCGATCCCCCGAAGGTCTGCGATCGTTGCTACAAACTGGTGGTCGATCCCGCCGAGCACGGACTCTACCTATGTCCGCTCGAACCGCGCCGCGACATTGTGGCTCGACGCGGATTCGAAGCCCGGTTCGACATCGGACTCGGGCGCTACGTCACCGGCTGGGGCGACATCAAGAAAGGTATGCGCGAGGAGAAACTGGATTTCCGCGATCATCCTTCTCCGGGTGCGCGCTCTATGCGCAACGATAAGGAGAACGAGCGGAAGAAAAGGATTGAGGCACGTCGCCGTGGCTGAAATAGTCAGAGTATCAGCGGTCACCGACCGTTATCCGGTCCATGAGATCGGTAACATTCCTACAGTAAAGATCCTTGGTGGACAGATGCCTGAAGCACATCACTCGACGCACGAAAGTGGCGGCAATGATGAAATCGCCATAACGGCGCTAGGCGGATTTCCTGGTGGAGCTACAAAATTCCTGCGCGAGG